CGGAGGCGGTTCTGGTCAACCAAGATTAAGGTTTGACAATACAAACTCACAAGGCAAACTACAGCAAGCAGATTTAGTTTTAAACGACGAAAAAAGTATCGCTTGGAGCAATACAGGCACATCTATTCAAGGAAGGGGTGTGGACAGCCAAAGAATAGAATTTAATGTTGCTTCTTCCGAGCGTATGCGTATCACCTCAGATGGCAACGTAGGTATCGGAACTACAACGCCAACAGATAATTTAGAGGTTGTTGGTGCTATAAGAGCAGGGGATGTTAAAATTAATACGGGTAGTAGGTTCTTTAGATTTAGCGGAAATACTATAAGTATTCTTTCTTCCAGTGAAACTTCCGTTACGGGCGCGGCTACAAATGTCGCGGTTGGTAGATTGGGGCTTGGTAGTACATATAGTTCGATTGACATTGGTGCACATAATAAAACTAACTCGGGATACCTTTCCGCGATTTGGTCAACAACGGGTAAAGATGCTTTACGTGTATATAATACATCTAACTCACAGACTTTAACAATTAAAGAAGACGGCAATGTAGGCATCGGAACTACTGCACCCGCTGAAAAGTTAGAGGTTGCTGGTAATATAAAGTCTACTTCGAATGTACTTGTTGGCTTATACAATAAACTCGGTTGGGGAGATGGTAATAATTATTTAAAATTCTCGGGCGGGTTTCTAAATATAGGATACTTCAACGATGCATTTAAGTTTGATTTAAACTCTTCTACAACAAAAAGTATAGAAATGGTATCTGACTCTGACTTTCAGATACTGGGAAAATTAAACAAAAATATACTTCTTACAACGCAGGGAACGGGCAATGTTGGTATCGGCACCGCCTCGCCCGATAGAAACTTAGAAATAGCAGCTCAAGATGGGGCTTACTTGCGCTTATCAAGCAAAAACACGAATACTAGCACAGGGGCGTTAGTCGGTTCTTTAGAATACAAAAGTTCAGATTCTGACGACCCAAGAGTTGTTTCTTCTATAAACTCTATTGTAAAAGATGTATACGGGAGGTCCGCTGATTTAATATTTTCAACAGCGCAAACAAATCAGAGTAATGCTGAACGTATGCGCATCACGGATACAGGCAACGTAGGTATTGGTACAACAGCACCTGCGGCTAAGTTGCATGTGGTGGGAACTAACTCTATTATTGACAACCAATTAAAATTAGGTAATAGAACAGGGCAGAACGGTAAGTTAATATTACAGGGAAACAATGGCCCTAATTTTACGATAGAGGGGGTTAATGATGTTCTACATTATAACCTATCCACAGGCAACCCAAACGGCGGCTTAATTCAATTTAACAATCCTATAAGGAGTATATTGTTTAATCACAGCGTCGGCGGAAGATTCTGGGTTAGGTACGCTAATACAGCAAATACTGATAATAATGGAGGTGGTTTGTTTATTGAATCGCAAACTACAGCAGGGTCTAACGGAAGGGCTGTATACGTAAGTGCAGATACCAACGGTGGTATTATTAGGAGTACATCTTACGGGTCTCTAGGAACTACAGGTTTATTGCAATTCCAAGTAGGTGGTAACACCTCTAATGCTTCTAATCCTTTGCCGAATACTAAGATGGTTTTGGATGCATCTGGCAACGTAGGTATCGGAACAACAGCACCTACTGCTAAGTTAGATGTACAAGAATCTACTTTAGGTGATGACATTCTTAACGTAGGTTACACCTCTAATCTTAGTACTTACCAAGGCTCAGGAACAGTATTAAAAGCTACTTCTAGCTATAACGCTAATTGGAATGCTTATCTACCTAAAATAGGTATTGGTACAGAAACACCAGAACATGTTCTAGACATTAGACAGAAGGGACCTTTTGAAAGCATATTAAACGTTCAAGGTACTCACGCACAAGACGCCCTGTTAAGATTAGAAAGCTATTACGGTCTTGTTGAATTACGCAATCAAGGAGATTTACGAGTAAGACCGAAAAACGGGCGTGGCGGTGATTTCTTAATTAGAACAGGTTTAGAAGGCCAGACTGGTTGGTCAGCTAAATTTATAGTAACTAATGCAGGTAACGTAGGTATCGGCACCACAGCACCAAGCGAGAAGCTACACGTTGTTGGTAATACTAAAGTTGATGGTACTCTTTCTGTTGTCAACACTCAAATATCGGACATTAACGGTCAAGTGTACATAGACAACCTTACCAATGGCGGTGATTTGTTTATTAGGACAAGAGATGACCAAGGCGGTGGTGATATAGGTATACTTTTAAACGGTACGGACAAAACTGTATCATTGCATTATAATACCATTGCTAAATTAATAACAGCATCTGATGGCGTCTCAGTTATTGGAAATATAAATTTAGGCGCTGGTTCTTATTTAAAATCGTCCACAAGGACTAACATACTTCTGGATAGACCTACTGATGCAAGAATGGTATTTAATACTTTGTATCAAAGTTCTACAACAGGCGGATACGAGTTTACTACTGGCTCTACATCAAGGATGGTTATTGCAGGCGATGGCAATGTTGGCATTGGCACCACAGCGCCTGCCGCTAAGTTACACGTTGAAGGAGGTGGTATATTCCGCACAAATACAGGTTCAACACCTTTGTATATAACCAGGAATGGCGCAACTACCGAATCTTTAGCAATTTACACTAATGACAGTGGTACAACATTTGAAACATTTCAAGACGAAACAGCCGCGGGATATGGTAGCGTAGCATTTAAACTAGACAATGGCGCTCCTAATACAGGTTTTGATATTAATCACGGTACCTCTCCAATGTTTAGGGTTAGCAAGGACAACGAGTCTTATATTGTAAATTCTGGAAACTTTGGTATCGGTACAACAAATCCGTCTTACCCGCTGCACGTGTATGGCACTAATGCAGAAGCAACGACCACTCCAACGTCAAATGGGCAATACGCTGGATTCTCAACAGAATACGGAGGAGAACATAGAATGTTTGCAGGATACATTGGTACCGCAGCACAACACGGAACTTCTGTTGCTACGTATTTTGGTAGCCCAGCAGGGTATAAAGTTCAAATAGGTAGAGGTGGTAGTACTTCAATAACAATAGATACAAGCAACCGAGTTGGTATTAATACATCAACGCCGGCGGAGGCGTTACAAGTAAACGGGACGGTGTCGGCTGATGGATATAAAATATACAATAACTCTACAGCGTTGTCGGCATCTAGCACTTCCCTACTTGAAATAAATAAAGGTAGTTTTGGTAGAGTAGGCATTTTTGCAGGAGGCTCAGAACTTTTAACTGCAACTAGCGCAGGCAAAGTAGGTATCAGCGCGACCTCACCAACATCTAAACTACATGTCAATGCTGCCGCAATGGAGCAGTTTAGAATTGAAACACCTGGTGGTCCAACAGGAAGTGGAGATACAAAAGGAAACGTAGGAGACATTGCATACGATGCAGATTACTTCTATATTAAAACAGATAACGGATGGGGTAGAGTACCCCTTGATTTTGGGTTCTAATAACTAAATAAATAACTATGAACACTTACACTTGGGATTGTACAACAGTAGATGTATATCCAACACACGAAGAATTGACTGATGTTGTATACAACGTACATTGGCGATTAACGGGAACAACCGCAGACGGCGAGCACAGTGCTACCGTAATCGGTACGGAAATGCTTGACCTTGAAACAATTCAGCCTGAAGGATTTATCCCTGTTGCTGACTTGACTAACGAGCAAGTATCTTCTTGGGTAGAAGAGCAAATGGGCGAAGAGCGCGTCGCTGAATTAAAAGCTTCAGTGGACAGTTCAATCGCACAGATTGTAACTCCTTCTACCATTACAATGCGTATTGGAGGCGATGAGTAAGATCGCTAAACTGTTGGGTATGAATCCAACATCTCTTATCGATAAGGCGGCCGAAGTAGCGGACCGCTTTATCGATAACCCTCAAGAGAAGAAAGCCTTCATTAAAGAAGCTTATGAGCAAGAAATTAAAGACCGTGAAGCAGCTAGGGAATTGGGTAAGAATAAGTCTACGCCTGACGTACTTACTTATATTACACTTGCTATTGCTTGTGGGCTGGGTCTTGCTATCTTCACAGATATTATTGATTGGTCGACTCTCTCTGAAGTGCAAAAGGGATTGATAACCACGTTCTCAGGGTTTTTCTTAAGAACATTAGGTGATGTATATGGGTATTGGTTTGGTTCGTCTATGGGCTCAAGTGATAAGACTAAAGACTTAACTAACCTGATGCGCAAGTAATTATAGTGATATAATAAAAACTTAATAATAAACAAGATGGCTGTAGAACCATTATCAGGAAATTCTAAGGTGGTTGTTTATAACAGCGACGTTAACTTAGATAACAAAACTGCCCGCGATAACACGCAAGGGGTAACCGTAACAGAGCTTTTAGCCGCTGGAGGTAAAACATATAAGGCTGAAGTAGATATGACCACAGGGGTAGCCACGGTGTTCCAGAACACACTTGGTGCAACAATTACTTGGGTATCTATTGGAGCAGGTAACATCGGAACTAATATTAACACAGATTTGTTCGGTGCAGATACCAACGTGTTTATTCTGGTTACAGATATTGTAGCATTAAGCGAAGGTGGTATACCTGCTGTTGTTACCGCTAAAAAAATTAGCTCACCAGGCATTGTACAAGTAAGTCGCGTAGACCAATTCTCTGGTGCAGTGAATGGTAAATTCTTTATTGAAATTCAAGTATTCTAACAATTAATAATAACCATAAAACAAAAACCAAATGACTTTTTATTACCGTACTACCACTACGTCAAGTGGTAACCAACAAGTATCCGAAGAAACCAAAGCTTTCTGGGAGCATGCTTCGGAAAAGAAAAACTGGAGAATTGTTCAACTGCCTAACGGCTATTACCAAACGGAATTGCTGTGGGAAGATTCCTGGAAAGACGTAACTCGCCGGGAAACAATTGGCGGTGCTGAAGAAGCAATTGACTTGTCAATTGAGCACTACCGAACAAAGCTCGACTTTATTAAAGGACCTAAGGTCGTTAAAACATTCGAGTAATACCAAACTAATCTAATTTAATTCAATGCAATACAATAATCCCAGCGAGATCGTAAAGGATCTCACGTTTGGCGATAGAGCCAACAAGAAAATTATGTCCGGCGTCAACAAGTTAACGAACGCAGTGAAGTCCACCTTAGGTGCTTCTGGTAAATGCGTTATATACGAAGACGCATTGGGCCGGCCGGTCATTACAAAAGATGGTGTAACCGTAGCGGAAAGCGTAGTCTTATTTGACCCGGTCGAAAACATTGGCGCAACTTTAATTAAAGAAGCTGCCGCAAATACTGTGCGTGAAGCGGGTGATGGTACCACAACGGCTACTGTCCTCGCTCATGCAATTTTAAGTGAGATTAATGAACACAGAAATGAAGAACAAATTAGAAGCATTAAAGCTGGCATTGAAGAATGTGCTGAAGAAATCATGGTTTATCTTAATGATGCCAGTATTCCAGTTGCAGATCAAATGCTACAGCAAGTTGCTTACATTAGCTGTAACAACGATAAAGAGCTTGGAGCAAAGATTGGCGAAGCTTTCAGCAAGGTTGGACAAGATGGCGTCGTTCTGATGGAAGAGTCTGATACAAATGAAACTTACGTGGATTTTGTTGAAGGCACTCAATTTGATTCTGGACTCAAATCGCCGCACCTTGTTACTAATAAGGATAAAGGCATTGCGGAACTTGACAACCCTCTTGTACTTATTGTAACATCACAGATTCCAAACATCAGACGCATTCAGTCTATTTTGGAATTTGCTATTAAGAACAACCGTTCTTTGCTGATTGTCGCGGATATGGACCAGCAACCTTACCAAACGCTATTGGCAAACAAGGTAAAAGGAAACATTAAAATTAATATCGTAGACCCACCAGGTTTCGGACCTACAAAGCAAGACACTATTGAAGACCTTGCATTGTTAACTGGTGCTAAGATTATTAATGAACAACTAGGTGACGACCTTGATTTGATTGACCCATCAGTATTGGGTACAGCGATTAAGTCGGTTACTAATAACAAAAGCACGGTGCTACAGGTTGATGTAGACCCTGAACTTTTAAAAGAACGCATCGAAGATGTACGCAAAAAGATTAGTGAAGAAACTAACGGCTTCTTCAAAGGAAAGCTTGAACAACGTTTATCCATGCTATCAGGCTCCGTCGGTGTCATACACGTGGGCGCTGACTCGCAAGTCGAACTAAAAGAAAAGAAAGATAGAGTTGAAGATGCCATCTATGCAGTACAAGCTGCGCTTAAAGAAGGTATCGTTGCTGGTGGTGGTGCTACACTGTATGTAGCTTCACAAAAGATTAAGGCTAAGACCTTGGGTCACAGGATCTTATTAACTGCTATACGCGCACCATTCGAAACCATTATGGACAACGCCGGCATTTCACATCGCGAACACCATATTATGGAACAAGGAATGGGTGTTGATGCAACAACTGGTGAGATGGTTGATATGATTGAAAAAGGAATCATTGACCCAGTACTGGTTACTAAAACAGCACTTAAGAATGCAGTGAGTGTTGCTACAACGATTACGTCTGCAGATTGTATAATCTCTAACATGCGTATGGACAATGCAGGCAATTAATCACTATATCGTAATACGTAAGATTAAAGAGGCGCCGGTGAAAGTCGGTGGCCTCGAACTTACGGAAGATGCAAACAAAGATGTACGCTACCTAAAAGCTGAGATTGTAAGTGTGGGCGACAAGGTACCAATGCTAGAACCTGGTAACATTATCAGGTACGACCGCCATGCAGGTCACGGCATTGAATGGGGCGATAAGCTCTACCACGTTATCAGCTTAGGTGACGTTGTCATTGTAGAATGAAAATAGAAGCTTCAGACTTGCGCGAGATGGGATTGTTTAAGTACTACCGTCTCGTACGCAAGTGGGCGAGTAAGTCTTTCGATATATTAGATGCAGATTTAGAGCTGCTGATATATTTAGATTGCATGGATAGATTTACACGTGATGATTTTATTAATGGCACCTATACGTATGCGTGGGATAAAAAGCGCTGGGATAGGTTACGCCAAGGTGGATGGATAGATGTATGGAGACATCGTAATAGAACTACAATAAAGTATTCCATATACAAGACTTCACCAAAAGCAAAGCGTTTAATAACACGCATGTATAATATAATGTTAGGCTACGAGGACATGCCTATCGGACCTTCAAGTAAGTTTTATAAAAACAAATCATATACAGATAGGGTGTATAACAAAGCCATAGATGATATGATTAAAGACAAAGACAGATAATGAAACCTATCACACAAAAAGCTAAGTGCAAATACGGTTCAATGCCTCGTACACAAGAAGTAACTATTGATGCTGCCGGTAAGATGGCGGGTAACTTCGAAGCTTCTCCAATGAAAATGAAAGGCGGCTGTGGCTGCGGATGCGGTAAATAATGTTTCAATTAAAGAACAAAGAGACACTGTTTGGTATCAATAAAGATACATCAGAGCATGGTACACCGGTTTTTGAAAAGAAGCTGGATAAAGGTATTATGGCTGAAGCAAACCGTGACGGTACAATCTTTGTGGATAAGTCATTATCACCCTTGCAAAAGCGTAAGGCTGTAGAACACGAGAAGGTGCACTTACAACAGATGCAGCAAGGTAGGTTGCAGTACGACAACGAGACTGTCACCTGGAAGAAAGACACAAAATCACCGTCTAGGGTATATACAAGGATGAATATGCCTGAAGGTGCACACGGATTGCCGTGGGAGAAGGAAGCTTACAATAAAACTAAAAAATAATGGCATACGTACAAGAGTCTTCGCCGTTTAAAAAGCTTAAGAAGACAACAAAAGGAAAAGGTCGTCACTTCCTTAGCGCAAAAGAAGGCGCTGGTATGACAGAGGCTGGCCGTAAGGCATACAATCGTGAAACGGGTGGTAACCTAAAGGCACCTCAGCCCGGAGGCGGTAAGCGTCGCGATTCATACTGCGCTCGATCAAAGGGACAGATGGAGATGCACAACATCAACTGTTCAAAAACACCGGACAAACGCATTTGCGCAGCTCGTCGCAGATGGAAATGCTAATAAGAAATAAATATATATAATGGGACAATACAATCAACAACCAGACTTTGCTACAAAAGCATCTGCAGTTACACCAAGTAATACGTTTGGGCCAGCTCAAAAGCTAGACGGCTCAGCATTGTATGTAGGCGGTGGCGGCGACGTTTCGGTTATTATGAAGAATGTAGAAGGTGTAATTGGCAATACCGTTCGTTTTAGCAATGTACCTGACGGTTCGTTTCTACCTGTAATTGTAGATTATGTTGCTGCAACTGGGACTACAGCGACTTCAATTGTAGCGATTAAATAATATGATCGGGTTAGGCTTAGGTACAAATCGCATTTATAGAAGCGGAGGTGGTGGAGACACTTTTGACACAGATTATCAAGCGGTATTAGACCAAGCCTCATCTCTTGGATATACTGCACCAAGTGCTGCTCAACAAACCCTGCAGAATACACTTGTAACGGATTTGAAAACTGCGGGTATTTGGAGCAAGTTAGATGCTCTTTATGTTATGGCCAATGATGGTTCAAGAGAGTTTGGTCGTTTAAATTGGGCTTCTCCTTCAAACTTTGAATTGAGTGAATTACCATCTACTCCTACATTTACATTGAATGAAGGGTTTAGTGCTGGTAATGGACTTGATACTGGAATTAATATGGGTGTTGATACTACACAATTTAATCAATCTACTTTGAATGGTTCTTTTGGTGGTTGGTCTTATAATGTTAAAGTTGGCGGTGGCCCAGCACTTATGGGTGATGCTCTATTTGCAAACAACATTAGAGGAGGTTCATCTGATTATATTTTTGGTGATTTAAATGGTATAGGAACTTTATTCGCTGGATTGTATCATATGAATGCTGACGGAACTATTGGTGAGCAATTCATAAACGGAAGCCAAGTTGTTACAACTACGCTTGGGCCTTTGAATACATCAAATAATACGATGCATTTATTAAGTGAGGGTGGTGTTTCAAATTTCAGTTTGGATACTATTTCAATCGCCTTTATTGGTGGTGATTTAAGTGCAGAAGCAAGTGATTTGTACAATGCGTTTGCCGCTTATATGGCTGCTTTGTAATTATCTAAGAAAAAACGTAATTATAAATAAAAACAATTAAATTAAATTAGATGAAAAAAGTAACAGAAAAAGAACTAGAAACATTACAAACATTGGTTAATACAATCAATGAAGGGCAAGCAGCTATTGGAGGTATGGAAGTGCAGAAACAAGCTTTAATTAAAGAAGTTGAAAAGCTTATTGAGCAGCTTAAAGAAACACAATTAGACCTTGAAAAAACTTATGGTAATGTTACTGTTAATCTAAGCACTGGAGAGATTACCGATGCAGATAATCAGGAAGATTAGTATCGGTAAGGACTATAAAAATGACGCCATGCACTATTCTGTTGGACAGGAAGTGTATGGCGGTCATACCATAGTTAACATTATAGAAGAGGAAGACAAGTACTCTATCTATATTCAGAAAGAAGATAACGTGATGCCATGGAAAGACTTTAATAAGAACATGGCAGTATCTGTTGAATACGATCTTAATTGGTGATGCAAAGCATATTTAATTTCATCGTGTCTCCAAAGCACGGTAGGTCAACATCAAAAAAAGAAATTGACGGTAAGGAATTACTGTTAAACACAGAAGTACAAAATCACGAATACACCAGCAGATTAGGCATCGTCAGTAACGTGCCTTTAGCTGTAGAGACAGAGATACAGCCTGGTGATGAAGTAATTCTTCACCATAACGTATTTAGACGTTTTCGTGACATTAGAGGCAAAGAAAAGAACTCTAAGGCATATTATAAGGAAGACACATTCTTTGTGCAACCAGACCAGATTTACGCATACAAACGCGATGAAGAATGGCAAGCGCTTGACGGATATTGTTTTATCAAACCTATTAAAGCAAAAGAAAAGTCGCTCTCTTTACACAAAGAACAACCAGCAATAGGTATTATTAAATATGCTAGCGACGGTTTTAAATCAGGTGCACTCGTAGGCTTTAAGCCTGGTATGGAATATGAATTTAATATAGAGGGTCAGCGATTGTATCGTGTGCCCGTCAATCAAATCACAATCGAGTATGAATATCAAGGAGATGAAGAGGAGTATAATCCTCTCGGGGTACAAGGCTGTTGATGAATTAATCAAAGTCGCTGAAGAGAAAATCATCACCAATACAGAAGATGATGTATCGGCCGACCGTTTAAAGAACGCTGCCGCTACAAAGAAGCTCGCGATATTCGATGCATTTGAAATATTAAATAGAATACAAGAAGAAGAACGCATACTTGAAAACCGGCCAGCGGAGGACAAGAAAGAAGCGTTTAAAGGTTTTGCAGAAAAAAGGTCTAAATAATGTACGAACAGAGTTTAGTTAAAACCGTAGAACCTGTAAAGCTTACTACGATACATCGGTACAATAAAGGCAAGAAGTGGCAATACGGCTATAATAAAGAGCAAGACCTTATTGTAATTAGCAGAACAGGAGAGATTGGTGAAATTATTCAAATACAGAATCTCACTATTGCTTTACCGCCAGCACCTAAAGATTTAAAGAAAGGTGCAAACAAATGGGCGGTAGCCGAGTATCCAAAAGAATTAAAGAATGTTAAAACTATATTCGATTGGAAAAACCTTCCTGAAGAATTTAAAAGCAAGTGGGAAGGCTATATTGATGAGGAATTCAACCGACGTGACAATGGCTATTGGTTTTATAATAAGGGCGTTCCTACTTATATTACTGGCACTCATTACATGTACTTGCAGTGGAGCAAGATTGATGTCGGTAACCCAGACTACCGCGAAGCAAACAGACTCTTCTTCATATTTTGGGAAGCCTGTAAAGCTGATACCAGATGCTACGGAATGTGCTATCTTAAAAACAGACGGAGTGGATTCTCGTTTATGGCATCAGGAGAAACCGTTAACCAAGCAACCATCTCAAGTGATGCACGATTCGGTATCCTATCTAAATCAGGTAGTGATGCTAAAAAAATGTTTACCGACAAAGTCGTTCCCATATCCCTCAACTACCCGTTTTTCTTCCGCCCAATACAAGATGGTATGGACCGACCGAAAACCGAACTTGCGTATCGTGTTCCGGCATCTAAGCTAACACGTAAGTCTATTCAAGGCAATGAGCAGCGCGAGCAGCTAGAAGGTCTTGATACTACGATTGACTGGAAGAATACTGGTGACAACTCGTACGATGGTGAAAAGCTAAAGCTACTTATACACGATGAAAGTGGTAAGTGGGAAAGACCAGATAATATTTTGAACAACTGGCGTGTAACAAAAACTTGTTTGCGTCTTGGTTCTCGTATTATCGGTAAGTGTATGATGGGAAGTACATCGAATTCATTAGATAAAGGTGGTGACAACTTTAAAAAGTTATATTTAGACTCGGATGTAACTAAACGAAATGCCAACGGACAAACAAGATCAGGATTGTACAGTCTTTTTATTCCAATGGAGTGGAATTACGAAGGATTCATTGATGAGTACGGCATTCCGGTCTTTAATACACCCACGGAACCTGTTTACGGACCACATGGCGACCTTATAGAAGTTGGGGTTATAGATTACTGGGAGAACGAAGTTGAAGGTCTTAAAAGCGACCAGGACGGTTTGAACGAATACTACCGCCAGTTCCCACGTACCACAGACCACGCGTTTAGGGATGAAAGTAAAAATAGTATTTTTAACCTAACTAAAATCTACGAGCAAATTGATTATAATGCCGACTTGCGTAATACTAATACTGTAACACGCGGTAGTTTTCAATGGGAGAACGGTGTTCAAGATACCAAAGTAGTATTTATGCCAAACCCAAACGGCCGATTTAATGTGTCGTGGATACCAGGTTTAAACCTACAAAACAAGTACATAGTAAAGAACGGTATTAAATATCCAGGTAATGAGCACGTTGGTGCTTTTGGCTGTGATAGTTACGATATTTCAGGAACGACAGATGGCAGGGGCTCTAAAGGCGCACTACACGGACTTACCAAGTTTACAATGGAAGATGCGCCACCTAGTACATTCTTTTTAGAATACATTGCTAGGCCTCAAACAGCTGAGATATTCTTCGAAGACGTGCTTATGGCGTGTGTCTTTTACGGAATGCCCATACTTGCCGAGAATAACAAACCTAGGTTGCTGTATCACTTTAAAAGGAGAGGATACCGCGGTTATTCAATGAACCGACCTGACAGATTATGGAATAAGCTTTCCGTAACTGAAAAGGAGATAGGTGGAATTCCTAACTCAAGCATGGATATGAAGCAAGCACACGCCGCTGCAATTGAAATGTACATTGAAAACCACGTGGGTCTTATAGAAGAAGGCAACTACGGTACTATGTATTTTAACGATACACTAAACGACTGGTCTAAGTTTGATATAAATAATCGAACAAAATATGATGCCTCTATCAGCTCCGGTCTTGCTATTATGGCGTGTCATAAAGACTTGTATAAACCCGTAGGGGAACAACAGAAAACAAAACTAAACCTAAAGATTGCTAGATACAGTCAAGACGGTTACACTTCAAAAATAATAAAATGACAATATGGCTAATGCAGTTGTAAGTAACTTTTTCCCAAGTCAGGTAGCTAGCGACCAAGAAAAAATGTCGCCAGAATATGGCTTACAGGTAGGCCGTGCCATTCAAAACGAATGGTTTACTGGCAACCAAGGGAGCGTAAGGTTTAGAAGTAATCAAGACAGCTTCCATAGCCTACGTTTGTATGCAAGAGGCGAGCAGCCAATTCAAAAGTACAAAGACGAGCTTTCAATTAATGGTGACCTATCATATTTGAATCTTGATTGGAAGCCTGTACCTATATTGTCTAAGTTCGTCGATATTGTTGTTAATGGTATCGCGGATAGAACATTTGATATTAAAGCATTCTCTCAGGACCCATACGGCGTTGAAAAGCGTACGGCTTATATGGATTCTATTATTAGAGACATGCAAACTAAAGAGCTTAACGATTACGCGGCAGAAGCATTTGGCATTAATCTTTACGAGAACGATCCAGCAGCTTTACCGGAATCTAAAGAAGAGCTCGAGCTACACATGCAACTTAGCTACAAGCAAGGAATTGAAATTGCTGAAGAGGTTGCAATAAACACATTGTTAGATGGTAATAACTACGACCTTATTAAAAGACGTATCTATTATGATTTAACAACTATTGGTATTGGTGCTGTAAAAAATACATTCTCAGAATCTGAAGGTGTATTAGTTGAGTACGTTGATCCAGCAAACCTAGTATACTCTTATACAGAATCGCCATACTTCGAAGACATTTATTATGTTGGTGAAGTTAAAACTATTCCTTTAAGTGAATTAAAGAAGCGCTACCCTAATCTTACACAAGAAGACCTTGACAAGATTAAAGGCGAAGGTTCACAAAACCTAATGGGTGGATGGAATAGAAGTGAGATAAACGATAACTACTACGATTCAAATACCGTTCAAGTATTGTACTTCAACTACAAGACATACATGAACGAAGTATATAAGATTAAAGAAACAGCCACAGGCGCTGAAAAAGTAATCTTACGTGACGACCAATTTAATCCGCCAGCCGATGCTGAAGGATTTGCTAAAGCATCTCGCTCATTAGAAGTACTTTACGAAGGTGCGATGGTTCTTGGCACGAGTACATTGCTAGAATGGGGTATCGCCGAGAATATGATGCGTCCTAAGAGTGACTATAATAAAGTAAAAATGAATTACAGCATTGTAGCACCTAGAATGTATAAAGGTCGTATCGAATCTATCGTAAGCCGTTGTACTGGCTTTGCTGATATGGTTCAGCTTACACACTTAAAGATGCAGCAAGTATTAGCTAAGATGATGCCTGATGGGGTATACATGGATGCTGATGGTCTTGCTGAAATTGATTTAGGTAATGGCACTAACTACAACCCGCAAGAAGCGCTTAACATGTTCTTCCAAACGGGTTCTGTTATTGGCCGCTCATTTACACAAGAGGGTGATATGAACCCTGGCAAAGTGCCTATTCAGCCATTACAGACTGGTGCGGGTGGTCAGAAGCTACAAACTCTTATTCAGACATATAACTATTACTTGCAGATGATTCGTGACGTTACGGGTCTTAATGAAGCTCGTGATGGTTCTACACCTGATTCAAGAGCATTAGTTGGTGTACAGAAACTTGCAGCAGCAAATTCAAATACAGCTACTCGCCACATCTTAGATTCAGGATTGTTCTTAACAGCAGACGTTGCAGAATCTTTGTCACTAAGAATATCTGATATATTAGAGTACAGCCCATCACGCGAAGCATTCATCCAAAAGATTGGTGGATTCAATGTAGCTACGTTAAGCGAATTAACTGAGCTGCACCTGTACGACTTTGGTATTATGCTTGAGTTGTCACCGGATGACGAAGAAAAAGGCATGCTCGAAAACAATATTCAAACAGCTTTATCGGCTGGGCTTATTGATTTAGAAGACGCAATAGATATCCGTGAAGTTAAAAACCTTAAGCTAGCTAATCAATTATTGAAGCTACGCCGTAAGAAGAAACTTGAGCGCGATCAGATGATGCAGCAGCAGAACATTCAAGCACAAGCGCAAGCAAATGCACAAGCACAACAAGTTGCAGCACAAGCTGAAGTACAAAAAGACCAAGCGTTGTTCCAAACTAAAGCACAGCTAGAGCAGCTTAAAGGACAGCTTGAACAACAAAAAATGCAACAAGAAGTTGCTGCCAAGAAAGAGTTGATGGCATTGGAATTCCAATACAACATGCAACTTAAAGGTATTGAGGTTGATGGGCAGAAGCAAAAAGAAGCACAGAAAGAAGACCGTAAGGACAAAAGAACTAAGCTTCAAGCTACCCAACAAAGTGAATTGATTGAGCAAAGACAGAATCAATCAGGTCCAAAAAACTTTGAATCCTCTGGAAATGATATACTTGGCGGTGGTTTCGGTTTAGGTACGTTTGAACCTAAGTAATAATAAATACATATAATTATATAATATCTTATCATGAGTGAAGAAACTACTAACCCGGTGGCTAGCGTCGATGACGACGGTACCATCAAATTAGACTTACGACAAAATGCCGTTCAAGAGCAAAGCACAGATGAGGTTCCTGTACGCGACGAATCCGAAGTTAGCGAAGGAATACCAGAGCAAGACGTCGAAGAGTCAGTTGCAGAACCTACCCGAGAAGAAGAGGTCAGCGTTCAAGATGAGCAACCTGTTCAAGAAGAAGTAGAGCAACCAGTACTTCGTGAAATTACAGACGAAGAGGTTGAAGAAGTAACAGATGAGTTACAAGAAGAGGTTGCGGAAGCAATTGCTGAATCAGCCGTAACAGGTGTAGAACTACCGGAAAACATTCAAAAGGTTGTAGACTTTATGAATGAAACAGGCGGTTCTTTAGAAGACTATGTACGCCTTAATACAGATTACGCATCGTTAAACGAAGACCAGCTGCTTCGCGAATACTACCAAAACACCAATCCGCATTTAGATGCTGATGACATTGAGTTTATGTTAGAGGATAAGTTCTCTTTCGATGAAGAACTGGATGACGAACGCGAAGTACGCCGTAAGAAGGTGGAACGCAAGCAAGCATTAGCAAATGCAAAAAACTATTTAGACGGTTTAAAGTCTAAGTACTACGACGAAATTAAGATGGGTTCAAAATTGAATCCAGAACAGCAAAAAGCGGTTGAGTTTTTTAATCGCTATAATAAAGAGAGTGAAGAGGCTGCGAAAGTTGCTGAACGACAAACTAGCAGGTTTAAACAAGAAAGCGCGAAAGTGTTTAACGAAAAATTCGAAGGTTTCGATTATTCAGTTGGAGACAAGAAGTACCGCTTTAAGGTTAACAACGCTAGCGAGGTTAAAGAGACTCAAGGTGACATTAACAACTTTATCAAGAAGTTCTTGAATGAAAAGGGGGAGATGAAAGACGCCAAGGGTTATCATAAATCGCTGTTCACAGCTATGAACGCTGATCAAGTTGCACAACACTTTTACGAGCAAGGCAAAGCTGATGCAGTAAAAGAAAGTATGGCACGCACGAAGAACGTCAGTATGAATCCGAGAGGGGTTCATGAAGAAGTAACGGCGTCTAACGGGTGGAAAATACGCGCAGTTGATAGTGGGCAAAGCACTTCTAAGCTCAAGGTTAAGTTTAGAAAATAATAATCCATTTAAAAATAATTAAAAATGGCTTTAGCAAACACTGGTGCTGCACTACAGCATCTTACTCCACGTCCTGTTAAAGGATTGTTTGGGGACAACTACTTGTCTGTGGCTGACATGGACTTTACACAACAATTTCTTCCTGAAGTTTACGAAAAGGAAGTAGAGCGCTACGGAAAGCGTACTGTAGGTGGATTCCTACGTATGGTTGGCGCTGAAATGCCAATGGCTTCTGACCGCGTTGTATGGTCTGAACAAGGCCGTTTGCACATCGCTTATGACGGTGTTAACTCAAACGCTGCTGGTTCTACCATCACTTTGACTGGATTGCCTACAGGTTCTGATACTTCACTTATCGGTGTTGGTCAAACTTTGGTTATCTCTAACGGTACTGTTACTGCAAAAGCTCGTGTAGATAGCATGGGAACTTTCACAAGTGGTGCTGGCGATACTTCTACTCAGGTAGTAAATATCAAAGTATACGGTGAAGCAAGTG